GCTAATCCATGGAGCTTAGAAACAACAACAAGAGCAGCAGGGGTAGTAGAGCAGCGAGATTACACTCGAAATTACACAATAAACTCTACAACTACTTCGCTGTCTGTATTCTCTCAGTAAGTCCAGTACTAGCTGAAGGAGACACCAATAATTCAAGTAACCCAGTAGCAGCAGCGACTGGAAATGTTACGAATCAAGCTGTCCAATTTCAAAATAACGGAGCACCAAGTCGTCAATCTTTCGGTAATAACATTTCGTGTAATGGAAGCACGATGACTTTTTCTCCTTTTTATATGGGCAACGATACGGAACCACAGACAGAAGATGGTTACGTCATATCAGAGAACTGGGGATTTCAAATTAACTTCTCAGTTCCATTAAATAGAGATCTGACTAAACAATGCGAACGCATGGCAGAAAGTCAGATCAATAAAAATAAGCTTGACTTTGAGCTGGTTCGTGCTCTCAAATGTGCCGAACTCCAGCAAAAGGGCTTTACCCTGCTACCAGGATCAAGGGTCTATCACCTTTGTTCTGATGTAGTACCAATCCAATCATTATTAAATAAAAATGTTAGCAATTCTAAAACCACTCGTTCTAAGTAGCTTAAAAAGTGAAAAGTTTAAAAAATTCGTAATTGAATTATTAGAAAAACTTGTAGAACAGAGTGATAACGACCTAGACGACAAAGCATTAGCCATGGTTAAAAAAGGCTTAGGGCTTTAAAATCGAGGGTACAAACATACCTAGACAAAATTACAAGCCCCTTACAGGCGATTCTGAAGGGGCGTTTTTTATGACAAATGACGAAAAAGGCAACTGAAGAGCAATTTAACGAACTCCACCAGTTAGTCACACAAGAATTTTTAGACAGAGTAAAAAGCGGAGAAGCTTCTACTCAAGACTTAAAAGCAGCCTGTGATTGGCTGAAATCAAATGATATATCCGGTGTTGCATATGATGGCAACCCATTATCAAAACTGGCAAATGTATTACCAGAAATAGATCCAGACTTAGTTAAGAGCAAACTCTATGGCAGGCAAAGGAGCTAAGTACGCAAACGGTAACTACAAAGCTCAACAAAAAGCGTACAACAAAACAAAAAAGGGATTAAAGATACGTGTCGCATCGAATGCTATTAACCGAGCCAAAGGTACTTATGGCAATGGTGATGGAAAAGACTGGGCTCACAAAAAGGGCAAAGAAGGAAGCAAAAATCCAAAACATGCAACCAAGCAATCACCATCAGTTAACCGAAAAAGCAGACTCAAGATACGTAAAGCATGACCCCTCTACTACCTAGCCCAAAACATTACTTATACAACTTAATAACCATGACAAGTCCTGACGCTAAAAAGCTCTGGAGAAGAGCTATTAAACAGCACTTCAATTGTACATGTGTTTATTGCGGAAAATCTTATGAAGAACATGAACTTACACTCGATCACGTCACGCCTCGTTGCAGAGGTGGAGAAGATCTTACGACAAATATTGTCCCCGCCTGTCAGAAATGTAACCAAGGGAAAGGTAGTAATCATTGGCTCAGATGGTGTCGAGAGACATTTGGAAGTCAACCTGAGCGAGAACGAATTATAAGCGACCACATCGCTGCATAACTTATCCACTAAAGAAATATATCCGCACCCGAAAGGGTGCTTTTTTTATGGCATTACCCGCATTGTATAAAGGTCTAAAACCTACAAAATTTACAAAAGCTGATTACGAAACTAAATTTGCCCAAAGACGAGAAAAATATTTAAAGCAATTTCCTGACTTAGCTGGAAGAAGTAATATAAACAAACTAAATCAAAAAATTTATAAATCTTTAGGCTACCCAAGATGGGATATAAATGGAGACCCTGCTTCATTTGCAGAAGGAGGACAGCTTTATAACATTAATCAGGGTAAAGCTAGGTTAAGAGATAACAGAATAAATACTAATAAAAAAAGTAACAATCAGCGACAACAATGGATTGATAATGCAAATGCGTTAAGTAAACCTGAAGATGTTGAAGCTGGGCAAAATAAACAGAAAGAAATCCGGAAAAAACCAAACAGAACTGGAGATCACGATTTTGAAGCTCAAGAATTTGGACCTATTTTAGATCAACTTGAAGCAGAAAAAGATGCTGGACTTATTTCGGATGAAGAGTATAAAAGACGTAAAAAGATTTATAAAGACAGAAATCCAGGAGATGTCGAAGCTAATATTGTTGACCGTCATTGGGCAGTTAATAGTAAAAAGGAAAAGCAAGTCAAGGCAAAAAACAAAGCCCTTGAAAACATGGAAAACCGCTATCCTAGTAAAAGACATCTTAAGAATTTTAAATTTATAGCGTTATTAAAGAGTAAGCTTAAAACTAAGAATTTAACTGGTATAACAGCATTACTTACTCAAGAAGGTTACACAACTAATTTCAGTTCTAATAATACCAACGGTGTTACTAACGGGAAAACCAACGGAAATGGTAACGGTAACGAAAAACTAAATGGTAACGGCAAACTAAATGGTAACGGCAAACTAAATGGTAACGGCAAACTAAATGGTAACGGCAAACTAAATGGTAACGGCAAACCTAATGGTAACGGCAACGGTAAGAAAATTGTTTTGAACGGAAATAGAACAAATAACTACAGAGGTTTATCTGCATTAATGGAGCAACCGAATACTTGGTCTGACCCTCTACTGATGACCCCTCCTATCAGAACCCTCGATAAATCGATTCAGATAGACCTATAACCAATCTATCCACAAACGTATATGAACGATACTTTAACCGCCTTACAGGACGATTTCAAGCTGTTTCTGCAAGCATTATGGGACCAGCTTGATCTGCCTGAACCTACGAGGGCACAATATGCAATTGCAGATTACTTGCAGAGTGGTCCCAAGCGACTACAAATACAGGCATTTCGGGGAGTTGGTAAGAGCTGGATTACTGGTGCTTTTGTTTTATGGACTCTATTTAATGACCCGGAAAAGAAAATAATGATAATTTCTGCTTCTAAAGAGAGAGCAGACAACATGTCTATCTTCTTACAGAAGCTAATTATCGAGACACCGTGGCTTAAGCATCTAAAACCTAAGTCTGATGATGCTAGATGGTCACGTATATCCTTTGATGTTTTATGTTCACCTCACCAAGCACCTTCAGTCAAATCAGTTGGTATAACTGGTCAGATGACTGGAAGTCGTGCAGATCTAATGATTCTAGACGATATAGAGGTCCCAGGAAACAGTATGACGGAGTTAATGCGTGAAAAACTTCTTCAACTCTGTACCGAAGCCGAATCAATCCTTACGCCGAAAGACGATAGCCGTATTATGTATCTCGGGACTCCTCAGACTACTTTTACTGTTTATCGTAAGTTGGCAGAGCGGAATTATAGACCATTTGTTTGGCCGGCAAGATTCCCAAAAGACAATACACCGTACGAAGGATTAATAGCTCCACAACTACAGGAAGATATAGATAATGGTGCAGAAGTTTGGTCTTCTACAGACCCTGACAGATTTGATGACGAAGATCTTAAACAAAGAGAATCGTCCATGGGAAGAAGTAACTTTATGCTTCAGTTTATGCTTGACACAAGCCTTTCTGACGCTGAGAAGTTTCCTCTTAAATGTGCTGACCTTGTTGTTACCAGCGTTAATCCTACTGAAGCACCCGATAATGTCATATGGTGCTCCGATCCCAGAAATGTCCTTAAAGACTTACCAACAGTTGGGCTACCCGGAGATTATTTCTATTCACCTATGCAACTGCAAGGGGAGTGGACTGACTACCAAGAAACCATATGCAGCGTTGACCCATCTGGGCGAGGAACAGACGAAACTGCTGCTGCTTATCTATCCCAAAAAAACGGGTTCATCTATTTGCATGAAATGCGTGCATACAGAGACGGGTATAGCGACAATACCTTGCTCGACATCCTTAAGGGATGTAAGAAGTACAACGTTACGTCATTGGTTGTCGAAACAAACTTTGGAGATGGAATCGTAAGTGAACTTTTTAAAAAACACCTTCAACAAACAAAGCAGAACATTTTTATTGATGAAGTTCGAGCGAATGTTAGGAAAGAAGACCGAATCATTGACTCACTTGAACCTATTCTTAACCAGCATCGTCTTGTTGTTGACCGTGGGGTTATTGAGTGGGATTACAACTCGAACAAAGACAGTCCACCTGAAAGCAGACTTCTCTACATGCTCTTCTACCAAATGAGCAGAATGTGCCGTATGAAGTTCGCTGTTAAGCATGACGACAGATTAGACTGTCTTGCTCAAGGCGTTAAATACTTTACAGATGCTCTAAGTATCTCAGCACAGGAACAGATCAATCTACGTAAACGAGAAGAGTGGAACGACATCCTAGAAGGCTTCTTAGACGACCCACAGTCAAGTGCTAATCACCTAGTGCTGGGAATGGATGTTAACCAAAGACAACAAGCTAGAGGTAACTCTAACGGGAAGTCAGTCCCTAACTGGACTTAGACCTGAACCGTTACCTATACAGGGGAAGGGTGGACCCTTGTAGGGGAGCTTCGGCTCCCTTTTAATAAATATCCGTGAATGATATTCCTTTAAAACACCACTCTCCACTTCCCTTAAGGGTTCGGAGTAGAGAGTTCTATTAATAACACTATATATGCCTAAACTTAAACTAGAAACTTTCAGAAAGTTATACAAGAGTCTAAAGACTCCTTGGAAACCACTCAACTGGCTGATATTAGGTTACTTGATTGGTTGGGAAGAGAAGTATATAAACTATAAGTCAAAGAAAGCTGTTGACGATGCAATAAAAGACTACATGGTAAACCATCCGCCTGAAGTCTACAAAGCTGTTGTGAAAGCACATGAGGATGGGTCTTTTAGTATTGGAGACATAGATGAATAATGTTGGACTAGAGATTATATTTTGGACTGTTTTAAGCCTATACCTGTTCACACGTGTGGGGTTATTCAAGTGAAAATATTCTTAGATACAGCAGAAGTAGAACAAATTGATAGAAGACATACAGGTCTCTTAAGTGGTGTTACTACTAACCCTACCTTGATAGCGAAGTCTGGGCGTAAACCTGATGATGTTTATAAAGAAATCATTGGTTTAGGTATTAAAGACTTAAGTATTGAAGTAAGAGGTGAGTATTTTGATGAATTGATAAGTAATGGACTAGATGCAGCTAATAAGTATGGAGAAAGAGCAACTATTAAGTTACCAACTACTCCTGATGGACTGAAAGCTTGTAAATACTTAACTAATAAGGATATAAGAGTCAATATGACTTTGGTATTCAGCGTTAGCCAGGCAATACTCTGTTCAATCGCTAATGCGACTTATGTATCGCCGTTTGTTGGTCGATTAGATGACAATGGGCACGATGGTATCGGACTTATCCGGGATATTGCCAAAGTATTCATGATTCAACGCTCACAAACGAAGATATTGGCAGCAAGCCTCCGCTCTGCTTCGTCTGCTGCCAAATGTTTCGCAGCTGGAGCACATATATGCACATTACCGCCCAAAGTGTTTGATGATATGTCCACTCATGTACTTACAGATAAAGGGTTGGTTCAATTCAAGCAGGATTTTGACATAAATTTCTGAAGTCTATTATCGATGTAGGATGGTCGCAAAAACCCCCGTGGGGGGTAAGGATTTCCCCGCGTTAGATATATAATCCAACCTCAAGCCCTGCTATGACTGGGTTCTTGGCATGTTTTCTCGAATTAATGCGGGTTCGCGGCAGCAATTGACCGAGGCTCGCCGCCCGCCTTCGGGCTGGTCACTCGCTTCAATCTCATGCGATCTGTTGCGTAACATTATGTAACAATACAAGACACCAGTCATACCAACAACACAACACTTATTAACAATCTCTTAACTATTCTCAGATCAACTGCTATGACTACTGAGTGGTACTGTTCGTATCAAATGCTACACTATTAAACTGTTCACTAAGGGATATTAAGGGCTATAATGGATTCAGAGGCAACACCTCGAAGACATAACAACAAGCTTTTGATCATTGAATCATTAACTGGGTTTAAGTAGCTCGATTAGTCGAGGAAACATAACACCTTAACTTTAATAAGTTAAAGACCTGATAAGACGAGAGAGACCGTAATCAGGGACAGAGTGGGAATAAGTACAGATCATGAGATCCAACGGTATAACTGCGATGTGGTACTACTACATGGGCAGTCAGGCGGTTCGAGTCCGTCT